GTGAAATAAAGCATACAATCACACGACGGAATGTAAACACACATTCAGAAAGTAAGATATGACGGTTTTGTCACAACCCCAGTACTTAGTAGGGAAAGGTCCTGGAACCGAATGAAACCAGCCTTTTACACAACATATATATTCTTACACTCAAACTACGCGAAAAACGATTAAAAAGTATGCAAACCAACACACCACAACAACAGACAAACAATTGTTACTCATTTCACGGTATCTCTCTCCTGTTGCGCCCTGGCTGTTCGAACTTAAAGTCAGTGTCCTCAAAGAGAGCACTAGCAATGTTCAGAACATTATCACTCATGGTCCCCCACTCCCAGCGCCCGTGCGCAGCAGTCCCAAAGATTGGGTCGCGCGCACCGAGCTCAAGAAGTATCTGGACGAGGTTCCAGTGAATCATGGTCCAGCTCCACTCGGGTGCTGGAGACCTTGAACACCGGTAGAAGTCCCTCCCCCTAATTTCCACCTTGGTGTACTTTCCTGGGTTGCGGGCCAACAGTTCGTCCTTCTGGGTCCTCAGTGTGTGTGCCGTTGGATAATTTCCGGCCTCATCACCCGGTTGGGCAGGGAAGCGTACTTTAAAACGCGGCACAAGCGGTCCTGTTTGCTCCACCATCATCCCATTGTTCGCAATAAAGGAACCAGAGGGAGTCGGCTGAAATGGCACCACCATAGGAGGCGGCGCGATAGGACCGGGAGTTGGAAATGGAGTGCTGATTGCTCTGCACGGGCGCATATCCAACTCACGTACCAAATCTGACAGGGTCAAGCACTGCCTTGAAGGGCGCGCATCGAGTTCCTGCCGGAGTTGGGTCAAAGTGATTCCCCCGGCTTGTGGAAGGCGGGTCAGCTCACTCTGTAGCTGTGCAAGTGTCAGGGTGTTTGCGCTCGGTTGAGCAGCTAGTTCCCTCTGCAACTCGGCCAGAGTCAGTCCACCAGACCCAGTGGGTCTAGCATCAAGCTCACGGCGAAGCTCAGCAAGTGTCAGGCCGGTACGCTGCGGAATACGCGCGATCTCGTCCCTAATCTGCTGCACAGTGACACATGGGCGGGCGTTCAGTTCATCCTGCAGTTGAGCCAACGTCACTCCCCCTGTCGAAGTAGTCGGTGGAGTGGTGGGTGCGTTGCGGAATGGTTTCCAGATGCCCTGGGGGTTCGTCTCCTCACCAATTGCCAACCTTGGGCCATTGACCTTTAGGTAGTAACTAGTTGCGATCCGAGTGGGAGCCTCATTATCGCGAGCATAATAGACCCTAACGTTACCGTCTGGACCTTGCTCAGCAAAGGTGAGTTCTCCGGGGCCTTGCATCTCAAGCAAAAGAGACTGCGCTTCCCAACGTGCTCGCTCGTTCTTAAAACAAACGTTCACAGTTGGTAGGTGCAACTCTTCTAGAGCGCTGTTAACGAAGTACTTCAGGGCTGCGAAATACTCCGGGCCGTGGAAAATGGCATCCATGAGCGACATCTCAATGCGCATCAGCATGTCAGGCAACCACTTCTTGGCCTTGGTGTACCTAATCCGATCAAGAATTGTCTTCCGATCAAGGGGAGCAAGGTACAACCTCGTGGATGGGTCGAGCACGAATGCTCTCTTCAAAAATCTAATCTTATCCCACGAGGAAAAGGGCTGCGTCTGAGCACGAGGATTCTTCTGACCGTCAGTCATTAGTATCCCAAAAGGCTCAAGACACAGGGCAATGTTGCGCAAGTTATACCAATCAGCAACTTGTGCCTTCACGGTAACAACATTGTCGTCTCCGTACACAGCACACTTCACGTTGGCATCGAACTTCTTCATGTCGCAGTAGGAGGGAGCAAACTTTTCAGCTAGCATCAACCAACCTACACGCAAATAAATACTATTCACGCAACTGTTACCTACAGCAGTGAAGGGCATCCCGGAAGCCATCCCTTGATCGATCTTCACACGCACGTTGGTGACTTGTGATACACGATCGTAGGAGTACCTTACTAGTGTGCGTCTGGCTAACTGCGTCTTAAAGTCACCTCCCATAGACCCAT